GGTCACTAACCCCCTGCCACCGAACGCTTGCGGTACATAACTCCTTGAGTCTTTCAGGTATTCCACAGGAAACCATCTTCCTAGCCCCAGCTTCTGGAGCAGGAGGAGTGAAAGATTGAAGGATAAATCCCATCGGGCCCAGCTCATGCTCTCAGTGAGAGCCTTTGCTTTGCCGGGGAAGGGATTAGTTTCCTCGAAAACAGCGCTGCCAACTTTCCGACGGTCGGAGAAGAGGCGCAGCCATACGTGATCGAGTTTATACTTCGGACCATCCTCGAGTCGGCCTTGCCGCGCAAGCTTGGACAAAGGACGCAGTGCGTACTTTGGCCCGGGCTCGGGTTTGATAATGAAGTCTTGACAGTAATGCGCCCCGTATCGGGAGATGCAATATTTGTCCCAGGAAATCTCACCGGACCAGTTCTGCAGATTCTGCGGGATCTGTTTCAGGTAAGAGATCTTTCCAAGTCCGATATGGTCGTCACCAGCACAAGCGTACTGGTGGATCTTTGATCTGCTACGACGATAATCGGCGGCGGTCGGATTGAGTGTTGAATCGCTAGCGCGGGATGCCCGTTCTGCTGCGATGCTGAAAAGCGACAAGATCATTTTGGTGAGAGGCTCTCCCATCAAAACGGCTCGTTTCGTCACAAATCCTTTGTAGATTTTCCCTCCGTGTTCGACCACCAGTGGTGTTTCGTTATTGAGGTATTTCTTATATATCCTCTTGTTTCTCGTGCCGTTTCCCTTCAAGTTGAAGCAGGACGGCTTCTCGACCAATAGCCGAGGCGAGCAAACCAAGTCGATAGCTTTATGTAGGTAATCCATTGCCGGATGTTCAGAGAACCTCCCGTCGAGGAAAGCCTTCATTCCTTTTCTCGCCATTTCGTGTTCTAACCAGTCAGTGGCTGCAGTTAGATCTGACGTCGAGATAGCTTCTATCTCTCGCCAGGACGATGAGTGCCGTCCAAAGGACGCCTCAAAGTTCCACGCATGGTCTGATCCTTTTAAGCCTACCCTACATCCAGGAATCGACATCATCGTATCCTTGATTAGGTGGCTTGCCGGGGAAAGGTACAGGTTGATCCAAATCAGTGATTTGGTTGCAATCCTGGCCTTAACCCCAGGTTCCGAAATTGGCACCGGGTCCACAGGAAGCGGTAATTGGCCACTGGCCTTCCATTTTCGGTACTGGACCTCTGACCAAAGGAAGATGAGCATGCCGAGTCGGCTGTCAACTCCTGATCTTAGGTCTAAGATCTTGTCGCCATCTTCGTCTACCAGTGGTAGCGCGGAGTTGAACGATTCGGTCTCGAGCGGTTCTGACAGATAAGCGGTCCTCCAAATTGGAAGGTCGATATCCTTGGTTGAGCAGATCTCGTTGCCAATGGCATCGAAGATTCCACTCGACTCCAGAACTTTTCCGTCGATCTTGCGTTGCAAGTTGAGACGGGCTAGTTGAAATGCTTCCGCCACACG